CTTTGTACGCGACATATCGACGACCATTATCATTGATACTTCCACGGTACATCTTACCAAATTTACCTTCACTTATAGGCCTACCCTTACCAGTGCGAAGGGTCGGTGAGTTGTAACTAGGAACTTTCAAGAAGTGTTCTGGAATACAAGCCTTCTCACCTTTGAGTAATTTTTTCAAGTTACTCTCGATAGACATGCTTACTTATTGGTAAGAAGTTATTTTCAACTTACCAAGAAGGGTTGGGACGAGTCCATTAGGACTCGGAACTTTTATTTTTTTACTGATCATCAACCTCCTCAATTTCATCATCCTCAATATCAACATCAACATCATCTTCGGGAAGATCAAGACCCTGGAAAGCAAACGAGGGAAGCTTAGCAGATTGCTCTAGTAGAGTCTGTTGGAGGCGGATAGTAACTCCAAACTTATTATCAATGAACCAGATCTGGTTAAGATCAATGATGGCCATACACTTCTGTCCCTTCTCAATAGTATCGAGTGTGACTGCCTGTTTCTGCATAGAGTACGCTTCGGGAACAAATGAACCATCTGGCTTTGTAAGAATCTTAAGCTTGATGGTGGATGGATACTGCTCCTTACCAGGGCGAACCATTGGCTTATACAGAGCCTGCTTGAGTACCTCGACGTTGAAATCTTTACCGAGCCACTCCTTGCTATTCTTAGCAACGGTATTCACGATAATATCGTCAAGCTCCTTGAGCTTGTTGTGAAGAGACATAGCGTCATCATTGTCGGGATCAAATGAGAGATCGAGAGAATAGGAGGTGCGTCCGGTACCCTCGTCAGTAAAAGAGCTCAGACCATAAGGAGAGCGCATAAAAGGAAATTGAATGTAGATCTTCTTGTTGTCGCCTGAATTCAGATAGACGGTCTTACCGCCATTCTTGTTCTTACGAAGTTTCGAAAACTGCACAGAGGCAGGGGAGAAATCGGATGAGCGTTGGATAGTGAGCGACATTGTGTAGTGGGTTATATCTATTATAGGATCATCGACTTTAAGTAACTTTTTTTCTTGATATATCTTAAAATACTCATGGGTCTTTTTAAAGATTGTGGATGCGGATGTAATGGTAAGAAGCAGGAGGAGAAGTTAGTCATCTCCATCATATCTGGTCTTACTTTTTTTATAGTTGCCAACCCCGAGACTTTCCGTCTCGTCAGGCGAGTCCTAGGATCCAGGATCGCCACCCCCACGGGATGCCCTTCTACTATGGGTCTCCTCATACACACACTTGTATTCATTCTTATTGTTTGGGGTATGATGAACATAAAGAAGGAATCTGGTGCTAAGAAAGCTAATGGATGTGGTTGTGGAGATAAGAAGAAGGGTGCGAAGACTGTAATTACCACCCCAATGTCTATGGTTGATGCTCCTGACCCCAGACCTGGGTTTGCTGAGTCTCAGATTGAGATAGCCGATAGTGGTCGTAACCTCGTACCTACTGTTGTTCCTTCAGATGGTACTCTTTTCAACTAAGACAAATGATCGATCGGATGTTTGACTAATCTTCGAGTATCGAATGTGTTTGATACGTTCTATAAGATTTTCAATATTCTTCTCACTAATCATATAACAATATTCTTTGTATAATTCACCTTTGTGTTCTACAATCAGTGGTCCATAGTTACCAACAACTGATTGTAAAATGTCAAACATTTATTTATACTATACCCAAATCTTTAAAAGTCTTCATCAAACTCAATTTCTCCCGAGTCGTCATCCATTTTTCCATAGTCACCCACCCTCTTTTCGAAAAAGTTTGTTTTACCATCGAGACTAATATTTTCCATAAAGTCAAATGGATTTTTAGATCCCCAAATGGGGGGTTGTCCAATTTGCTTGAGGAGGCGATCTGAGACATACTCTATGTACTCGCTCATTTTCTCACTGTTCATACCTATAAGGTTACAGGGGAGGGCATCTAAAATAAACCCCTTTTCAATTTCAACAGCTTCCTTAACTATAGAATGAATCATATCAGTTGTTGGTTTATTACGTAATAATTTGAACAACTCAATAGCAAACTCCTGATGGAGACCTTCGTCACGAGATATTAACTCGTTAGAGAAACAGAGACCGGGCATGAGTCCTCTTTTCTTTAGCCAAAAAATAGCACAAAAACTTCCAGAAAAGAAGATACCTTCAACGCATGCGAAGGCGAGGAGACGTTCAGCGAAGGGACGGGACTTTGTATCAAACCATTTCATAGCCCATTTAGCTTTCTTCTCAATACAGGGTACAGTGGATATAGCTTCAAATAGTTGTTTCTTTTCAGTAGGGTCCTTAATATACTTATCTATGAGTTTTGAGTAAGTTTCACCATGCACCATCTCGTTGTGACACTGATATGCATAGAATGAGCGAGCTTCAGAGATTTGTACTTCATCAGCAAAGTTATTATTGATATTCTCAAAAACTATACCATCGGATCCAGCAAAAAATGCCAGTACATACTTTATAAATTTTTGTTCATTATCACTGAGAGTTTTCCAATCCTCCATATCCTTTGATAGATCTACCTCCTCAGCTGTCCAATTAGACATTTGAGCCTTTTTATAGAGTTCCCAGAGTTCTGGATATTTCAGGGGAAACACAGTAAATCGGTTTAAGGTGGGAGTGAGAATTGGTTCATATTCGTCTTCTATGTGATCTTGAAATTCAAAGTACGTTCCGATGCGACGTCCGTCAATAAATATTTGAGGGTAAGTTGTCACTGATCCACCACACAATTCCTCGAGTTCTTCTTTGTCGATCATAACCTTTTCATGATCTAGTCCCTCTGACTCGCATAGTGTCTTCGCGTGGTCGCAGTACTGACAACCTTCCTTCGAATAAATAGTAACTTTCATCTGTGATATTATCGCTGATAATTTTTTGCTTGAAAACTCTAAGCATGATCGTGCCATCTGAAATTATCGAAAGTGATATAGTAAAAGTATTAGTAAATGAAGCAGGAATTGAGGACGAAATGTTTGGTGTCGTTGGAATGAATACCGGGTCGACTCTTGGCCTGAGATATCTCAACCCCACTGAACTTTTCTACAAGGGAGCATGTGTTTATGAATTAAACGCAGATGACGAGCTTTCACCAGCACCATATGAAAGTGTTATGGAGCATCACCCTACCGGTACAACATTTGAGGATCTTGAATTGAAATCCTTGGGTATGAACCGTTTTGCATTTTATTTAGAAATTGATATAGAAGACAGTGACAGTGAGATATATAACGAAGAGGAGACTGATTCGGAAATGGCTGATTTTGTAGTTTCTGATACCGAAATAGAAGGTCAGGCTATACATCTTCCACCTAATCATAAATCAATTGACAAAGAATGGAATGCGTGGGAGCCCACAACATCTGGTGGCAAAAGTTTCAAAGAAACTATAGATATGATTGAAAATAGAATTAAAAGCCTAAGTATCTGATGCGTTCTCCGGATAATTTAATAAAATTGTTACATTCAAAACAATGCTAGCAACTATATGGTCCGAACTGGACGCTCTATTATTACCAAAAATCAAAGAAGAAAAGCTGGTTAATATCAATATATGCAAAGAATGTGAAGGAGTGAAAATTTTCAGCCCAGAGGGTCTTCCAACATGTTCAGAATGTGGTCTCGTCGATTCATATTTTGTTGATGATACAGCTGAATGGACAAGTGGTGTTACCGATGGTGGGAAAGTTAGTGATCCAGCGAGATGCGGTAATCCAAATTCAAACCCCGAATTGTTCTCACAAAATTGGGGTAAGGGTACCATCATTTCGATGCATCATAGATCGTCTTATGAGAATAAACGCATGGCGAAGATTAATTTTCACATGTCAATGAATCACAAAGATCGTTCATTATTCCACGCATACAAAGATATAGATGAGGCGTGTTACACTCTCCCAGACACTGTCCTCAAAGATGCCAAAATGTTATACAGGAAGTTCAATGATGGAAAATTAACACGTGGTGCTGTGCGGTTAGGTATCAAAGCGAATTGTGTTTTGTATGCTTGTAGAACTGCGAAGCATCCACGTACGACGAGGGAAATTGCGGATATGTTTGGAATTCAATCCAAGGATATTTCTCGAACTACACAGATGTTCAAAGATACTATAATGGGTATCACGGAAAAGAACTATGTGACTAAAGCATTTGATGTGATGCAAAGACTCCTCAACTCATTTGAAGTAAGTAGGGATGAACGTCTTCGTTGCAATAAAATGTGTGGGGCTACGGAGGATTGTGTAGATCTCATGAGTAAAACGCCAAATAGTGTGGCTTCTTCTATCATTTACATAGTGTTGAGTCCAAGGGTAACAAAGACTGAAATGTGTGAAAAGTGTTCCGTCTCGATACCTACACTAAACAAAATAGAAGGTATTATTAAAAAACACTTAGAGGCTAAAAGTTAGATAGTAGTATATGTCGAAGCTTTTTCTTGCGACACCATGTTATGGTGGTTTATGTCTAGAAAAATACATGACGAGTATAATTAAGCTTCAACTCCTTTTAATAAAAGAGGGTATTCAAATGTATCTCGATACAACAGAAAATGAGTCCTTAGTACATCGCGCCCGAAATGTCAGTGTCGGTAGATTTATGCAAAAAACAGATTGTGAATATTTCATGTTCATTGATGCAGATATCAACTTTGATCCCCAAGCTGTTGTTCGCTTAATTAAATCTGGACACGATCTATCCGTGTCGTGTTATCCTAAAAAGGTTGTCATGTGGGATCAGGCAGCCAATGCTGTCAAGACCGGTGATGATCGTAATATGGCTATGCTTTCATCGAGTCTTGTAATTAATTTTGGAGCCCACAATCGCCCAATTAAGGATGGATTTATCGAAATTTTAGATGGCCCCACTGGATTTATGGTTATCAAGCGTTCAGTATTTAAAACTCTCGAAGAAAAGTTCCCAGAACTTTGGTGTAAAAATGATCACCAAAATAGAGATTTCGATGACTACCACGCGTGTTTCGATTGTATGATCGATCCTGATACTCGTAGATATCTCAGTGAGGATTACGCCTTTTGTCGCCGCTGGCAACAAGCGGATGGGCAAATTTTCGCAGATGTAAATACCACACTTGGACACGTAGGTAATTTACCATTTTCAGGTTGCCTAAATGATAGGCTTAAGGCTTAGATTCTTTACACATATATATGAAGTTCGCCACTATTGTAGTAACTCGCTCTAAATCATGTCATGTTAAGACGTTACACGCTATTTTGCGTCTTAACATACGATGTATTCAACGAAGTATAGATAACCAGATTACATATGTCGATGATGACCCATATATGAAAGCTGAACTCATTCAAAAGCTTCTAAAGGGGTATGATCGCATCGTATTCATAGATTTTGGTGTGGGAGTGGATGACGCGTCACTCGATCAGTGCTTTGAAAAACATGAAGGTGTAGATTGTCTCGTCTTTCCAGGTGTGAAAGAAGGCATTGATTGGGATATGTTCAAAGCGAAGATCGAGGGAAATTCTTCTGAACCCGTTTCTCAAATGGGTCTCCACTTTGACACAGAGATTGGTAAGAAAATTTCTAATAACATTTATCAAGTTTCTAAGACTAATGCACGAGCTTGGGTGATGAACACTAAAAATGTATTGAAAACTATGCATAAAAATAAAGATTCGAAAGTGAGTCCAAAAATGTTTGACAAATTTTTACAACAAGGTCTTCGAATATCTGCGTTTACGGCATCTAAGTTGACCATGACATATACACATGAATGTGTCAGTAATATTTTGAATGCAGCGGGTGTGAAAGTAAATTAAAGTTTTTACGTTCATATTAAACATGTCGTCACCACTCGAAGAGTATGTGGTAAATTTCATTCATACTGTATGGGGAAGTAAGGACTATTTCCCGGGACCTCAACCGATCTCCATAGAGTATAAACATTTTCCAATTTTAAAGGGTGCCGAATATCTCGTATGTGAAAAGACGGACGGTGAAAGATATATGATGGTCGCTTTAACATACGAAGGGAAACGAAAGTGTTTATTTGTCAATCGTTCATTTAAAATGTTCGAGGTTTCTATAAATCTCAAAAAAAGCGCGTACGAGGGTACTATTCTAGATGGTGAGCTGTATGAAAATACCCTAATGGTTTATGATGCGGTCAGGGTGAATGGTGAGTCTGTATGGGATCTTAACTTGATGAAGCGTTTAGACGCTGCTCGAAAGTTCATGAAGTCCATTATTTACATGAAGTCTGATAAATGTCGTCTCAAGTGTAAGACTTTTCATGATATGCGAAACTTCAAGGTGTTCATGGATGAATATTTACCGACGGTGGAACAAAAGATAGATGGGCTTGTATTTACACCCATAAATGAACCTATTCGTATTGGAACCCACGAGACTATGTTCAAATGGAAGCCCCAAGAGCAAAATACTGTGGATTTTCTCATGAAGAGGGAACCATCTAGAGAAGTTCCTGGTGCGACTAATGGACCCCTGGCGTGGAGACTTTACATTCAAGAAAAGGGGAAATTATTTTTTGAATCCGAAATACCACAAAACAAGATGGATGATGAATCTTGGTTTGAAGATGGCGCTATCGTGGAGTGTAGATACATAACTTGGGAGGAACCACTGTGGTGGAAACCAATTAAACGCAGAAGAGATAAAACATACCCAAACAATCGTCGTACATTTTATCGAACGATCGTGAATATCAAAGAAAATATCAAGATGAAGGAGTTTTTAGATTGTATACCATGAAGTAGTGCCCAGCTTCCAGGGGTAGAGAGTGTTTTTCAGTAGATTCATCATTTAATAAAAACCAATTATCCTTTCGCCTTGCAAAGCATACGTAATGCCCGTCATTTTGTATTCCTACGTGCACAGCACTCGCAATAAGATTGTATTCGTGCCCACCTATATGGATACTTTCAATTATTCGAACGTGACTTTTACGATCGAAAGATATCATTAAAATTTGTGCCAACTTTGAAAATACCATACGTGTAGATGCTACATTAAAGGTGGTGCCGTTCTTATCCTCGAAATCTGTGAGTACATTCCAGTCTGTACTTTTTGCTAACATTTTACCCATGTCATTACCATCGGAGGTTATCAAATGAACACTGAAGTCTTCTTCATTTGATGTCTTACCACCTGGCCATATAGTTTCTTGTACCTTTTTACCGTATATCCATCGTTTAATCATAGGTTCGGCTCTTTCTAAGATATCAATGATACACATGATAGCCTCTTGAACATCATGCTGATCATCAATTTTGAAACGAGGGAATTTGTGTTGGAACTCGTTTAAAAGTACTTTCATATTAAGCGTTTCATTTCCAGTTGTCCAATATGAACGGATAAGATCTGAATATACTCGGGTAAATGAACACTTTCCTGTGTATGGATTTCTCATGAAGTGATTTGATATTATGGGTATATGTAACAAGCATTGAATAGCTGTGTTGAAGTAGCATGTATTACCAAGATTGTCGAAGCCCTTCATTTACAATTTATGCGAAAAAAAGGCTTAAGAGAATGCCGCGAAGTTTAAATGTTAAGTAAAAATCATGGATATTACAGAAAAAGTTCTTCACATTTTCGAGGCTCACAAGAATGAGTCCGACATAGAGATTGAAATGCGTCTTGGAAAGCATAACGGTTCCCTATTCGATACGAATGTTGGTAAGGATAGTTGGAAGCAGGTTCTAGCTGGACTGAAGAAGTATGATGGATGGGAATCAACCAAAACCACTATTTCTGACGTATTTTATAACGATGCTAACAGTGTCCGAATTACATGCGATGAAGACAGTGGTGATCAGACTATGATTCAGAAAATCAATGTCATAAAGCAAGATTTCAAGAGAAATCCCCTCGATGTTCGTTTTTGTGTTGCTCGAGAAATACCCACCATGGGTGAATACGAAATGGATCGAAAGAGAACTAAGACTCGTCACTCGTTTGTACGCAAAAATTTGAGCATTGATATGACTATCAGCAGTGGCGACCACGTCGATATGGACTCAGAGGAAGAGGCTACGTATCAAATTGAGTTTGAAATTATTAAACCCTCTGATGTCGATTCAATCTATAAATTCCAAAATATTCTTCAGAAGATTGATGATCTCTGTAAATTAATTCCACAGTAATAGTAACGATGATCTACATCTGGTTACTTCTCATGGTATTGGCTCTGATGTTTGAACGTCCAAGCAAGTCTAATGAGGTTGAAGGATCGAAGTATTTCTATCTCAGTGACGGCGCATCTAGGGATGTTTATCTCAAAATGCACGAAGATAACATAGGAGACAATGCGTTGAAGAGATTTGTCCATATGGAGGATGACTTTCTCCAATTAGAGGAAAAATCTGTGTGTTCTGGTATACCTCTCATAGTTCAAGCTAGTATAATTTCTAATAAAATAAAAGATGCATTTCCACACTACAACTTTTCTTATCATACCAAACACTTAAAGCAAATTGCAGAACCGAATAAAACCATTAACAGAAAAATTAGATGTTGAAGAGGTCACTATTTAACATTTTGAACAAATTACACAACATCAATTTGTGTTCAGGACTTTTTATATAATCAAAATTGTCTAGTATCGATATGATAAGTTTGTTATCATCATCACCTTGACGACTATGAAGCTCACATGGACAAGAAGAATTTCGACTACTCCTTATGTAGTCTGCAATTGTATATATAATCGCATCTAAAAGTTCTTCTTTTGCCATCTCCATCCATGAATTTTGTTGGGTTCCCCAAGTTCTTGTATCGTCATCTACTCTAACCCCATGATTATAGCTTTTCAATCCTAGCTGAAGCCGCTCCAACAGTTCTTCGGATATTCCCATTTTGTTTAATATTAGCTCGAAACTTTAACCAATATTTCTTATAATCTGACATCTTTTTATTAGATGGTGGATTCTTCTGGTTCATGATGTAGTTGGCTGCTGCACGACGGTAATCGTTGCGCATATTGAGGGGAATACCATTAACACCGGTACTTTTCATGAGATAGTTTCTCTCGAGTTCCCTTTGCCTTTCCATCTTCCATTGACCTACGACACGTTTTTTCATCTCATTGATATTTTTCTTAAATGGAATACCCATCTTATTACCATTTGTTATAGCATTAAGTGCAGACTTCATATTACGTGCATCCTTATTAATATTGGGATTGTACCGTTTCATCCACTTGTTTCCGTACAACTTTTCGATATCCTTACGAATAGACTTTTCATCTAGACCACGCTTCTTTATCACGTCGGATTTCTTTTCTGTACGCTTTTTGTTTGCGACGTTGCGACGTACATCCATTTTAGTAGGTTTGGGTTTTTTTACAGGTGACGGGGCATTTCGTATGGTATTACGAGCCTTTTCGATGAGCTTGCACAGATCTTCGCGTTTTTCTTTACCGTCGAGTTTAATTTTCAGAATCGAAGCAATACGAAGTAATTCAATCTTGGACTCATTTTTGCATATACGAGCCCCTATCTTGAATTTATTACCAGTTCCGGAAAGCTTTTTGTTTTTGTTTTTGTTTTTGAACGTCACATTCTTATTACCCGATGCATTCTTAATTTTACGGCAAATTTCTGCAACTGTAGCAGTTCTAGTACCGTTTTGTGTTTTGACTCTAAAATTAACTATACCCATACTTTTCGCCATTTTAATGACATCAGCCTTTTTCATACGCGAACAAACCGTTTTGTCGTTAGCCTTAGTCTTAGGTTTGGCTTTCTTAGCTTTGGGCCTAGAGGCTTTTACACCTTCAGAAAACACACCTGTGATTGTGATCTGTCCATCAGTGTGTAGAGACTGTACAAAATTTTTCGCGAAATCGTATGCTCGCAACAGATCGGCAGGATTTTGAGCACCTGATATTTGTACATTTCCACTAACGGAGAGTATAAGCTTAGTATCTCCGAAGTAAGCATACAAGAATGGAGATAGTTCCGGTTCGTATGTGATACGAGTCATACCATAACGCCTAAACTTTGCAGCAATTGAATCCATCTTGAAGGTGCCATTCACTCTAAATGAACCACTCAAGTTATTATACGCGATTGGATTATTAAAGATTTGGTTACCATCAGTGTAATTACTGATAACAAAACGACGGATAAGCTCGGGTTGATTCGCTATGTTGGTACCTATGAATCCACTTGAGAAACGAATCTTACCGTTTTTATATATGTTGAAAGTGACACCTTTACTCTCAGTATCATTAGAAATTTGCATTTTTATTTGAACACTCGCAAACTTTTTTGTGAGATCCCCCTTAGGACCGAATTCCCTCGTGTGTGAGAATCCAGTTTTAAACTGACCATAAATACCGTTTAAAGTGGTAGTGTCTATATAAAGACCTTCCCCGATAGGTGTTTTACCGAGGGGTGGTTTCATAAGAATAGTTTTAAGATTTACAACAGTGTCTTTAGGACCAAAACCAGATTCTATGTTGGCGTTAAACATACTTGGATTTAATTTGGTTATTTCAAATGAAGGTGCAATGTAAGCTAGAGAACTATCGTTAAATGTAGTTTCACCGAGTGCCTTTTTGAAGGCATTCTCATTTATCCCTTTGAACTCATTTGCGAGTGGATCACTCGTGAGATTTTTCTGAAGACGTTCAGGTATCCTCATTTGTCGGGGAGGAGGTCGAGGTGGAGTCCTAAATGCACTGTAGGCTGGGCGTGCTTGGGCGCGTTCGGCGCGTTCGGCGCGTATCATTTCCATTTCAAGCTCCCGTGCAAAAGCATTATTATTCGAGTTTGGACTCTGAACTTCTACACCGGATCGACGCACAAATTCTTTGACCGACTGGCTCATATTACTATTGGGAAGGATTTTTTTTTAGGTGTCGTCTGTGAATGTTAGATCATCGCTGACCACATCTAGACCATAAATGATAGGTTGATGTTTGTAGAGGCGTCCCTTATACTTAACTGTTTCATTCCTAACCTCAATTTCCCTAGAACTGAAAGGTCCTGCATAGAAATCCTGGTGAAACTTGTGATTACCAAGATTGTTTTCACGACAGTGTTGGTTGAACTTGGCAACAAACTCCTTTTGTGGGACGAAGAGGTCATCATCAAAGTTAATGTAGGTAGATTCAAGGAAGTTTGTAAGACTACTCGCTACCATGGCCACCTGTTTCTGAATCTGCTTGAAATACGACGGTACAACATTCCATATATCCTTATTTCTGTATTTGTTAGAGAAGTCTAGATAAGCACGCACACACTTTAACAGGATAATAGGCATTTCAACGTGAAGCTTTTCGTCGAGTTGAGGATCTGCATCTTGCACCTGGCGGCTAAAGTTCCACGGTAAGATACGACGAAGCACTGAACCTGAATTGTCTTTCCAATTGGGTACCTCATTCCCACCTAACACCCCTGGTACCTTCCACTCTATAGATACCGCAGTCTTGTTCTTAACAGCTACAGACACATCCTCACCCGATACGATAGATTGAAACTCCGCTTGTTCGAGGGCGAGATCACCTTTAACTTCAGGCGCAATGAACATGAAAGAATCCTTAATGGCAGAGAGACCGAACTTCTTCTCAATGTTATTTGAGAGTGTTCCAACATCCTCGTTCTCATAGAACTTCTTGAAAACTTTTGTAATCAACGTACTCTTACCAGACCTCGCAATACCCTTGAAAAATGGAATGACTTGCCAACCATCTAGATCACCTACATCAAAGCAGAGACGACCACCCATTACATATGCCCAGTTGCATACATCATCATCGAACTTCTGATATTTTAGAATGGAATCAAACCAAGGTGTTGGAATTTTCGTCCAATCATCGAGATGTGAGAAATTGTCAAACTGCTGATCAAAGTACTTACAAGCAACAATACTAGGATCTAGACATGCATACTTATCACTCTTGTATGGATAAAACTGACAATCATATACACCTCTATCTGGTATCCATTCCTTACCTACAAAAACACCATTCTTAAATGCCCACACCTGTCGTCGCTTGTTAATTTCAGGGAACTGTGCATCATTACACTTCGTAATATTATCGATAACATCACGGAAAATAGACCCCTTACTTGTGAAATGCTTCCAATTTACAAAGTTACTCTCCTTCCGTGGCAAAGAATATACAAATTCTTCAATTGTAAAAATTGGATTCCAAGCACGAGTTCTAAAACCCTCAACAGTCTTAATTTCTTCACAACAATGACCCTTGTACCTTCTGTATCCAGCCCTGTAGGCTTCCTTCAATGAAAGCATCAAACATTTCTGAAATGGTGTCGATTTCTCAACTTCCTCTTCATCCATAGTAGAAGGATCCGTATAAACCGAAACCTGTGGTAAAGCTGTTGGGGCAATCACACGCTCATATGAAATCTGGTGACGACGAACATTTTCAAAACCATCCTCAATTTGAAGAATAACATTATTGAGCCTCTTATTGATCGTTACTTCATCGTCATACTTATAATCCTTAATATGCATATGTACATGATTGTTCAATTCAATCAGAAAGTTAATCATACGATTCTTAATTCCACGGATAGCCATAATGTCAATTTGATCTGGTTTAGGAATGTCATCATCATAAAAGTTATCGGGGTGTATGAACTGCCTGTAACCTAACTTTGTAGCACGTTCCATGCATGGTGAATACCCATCGAGGTTCATGAGGTACCACCTAAACTCAAACTCTTCTATTACATGTAAAATCTGTTCTTCATTCATTGACTGGATGTTCTGTTTCTGCAACTCCGTGAGTGCATTATACAAGTTTGGATCCTTATCAATGAAGTGAGTTTCTCTCATCTACCGTATATACAATTTTATTCCTTAAGCGGAATTTATCTTACTCAACATCTTTATGAGAATTTTATTTTGGGTCTGGAGTTGGCTGGCAATATTAACTAGAGCTGAGCATACCGTGTCACCATCCTCTGTGGCTAGAAGAGATGTTATGATATCGGCCATGTCTAGAGTTTCACCATCGTCCTCATCCTCTTCAATTATCGAAAGATCCTCGCTCTCATCATCGGTAATAATTTCCCCTTCTTCAATCTCATTATCATCAGGCTGTGTCGACATTTAATGTCAACTGAGAAAAATCCAAAGAAAAATTGCCGCGTTCTACTGAAATTATTTTCTCTGTATACAGTACAACTACTCTCAAAATGGCCGGCGGTCTTATGCAACTCGTCGCGTACGGTGCCCAGGATGTTTACCTTACTGGTAACCCTGAGGTAACTTTTTACCAGGCCAAATACAAGCGCCACACTAACTTCGCGATGGAGAACATCGAGCAGACCGTCAATGGTACTGCCGCCAACTCCGGTCGCGTTTCCGTCACTATTGCCCGTAACGGTGATCTTGTCGGTGACATGTACATCCAGCTTAAGTCTCTCTCTGCCAACACTGTTACCACCAACGCGACCAATGATTGCAACTGGGTCGCTGAGCGTGCGATCAACAACGTTGAGTTGTCGATTGGCGGACAAAGGGTTGACAAGCACTACCAGAAGTGGTGGAGGCTTTACTCCGAGCTTTACCTCGATGAGTCCAAGAAGGCTACCTGGGGTAAGATGACCACTGGCAGTTCCACTGTCTATCTCCCTCTCATTTTCTTCTTTAACCGCAATCCTGGACTTTTCCTCCCACTAATTGCCCTGCAGTACCACGAGGTGCGCGTTGATATTGATCTCGCGTCTGACTTCGGTACATACCTTGATACCAATGTCTTCAAGGTCTGGGCCAACTACGTCTACCTTGACACTGAGGAGCGTAGGCGATTTGCCCAGAAGGGCCACGAATACCTCATTGAGCAGGTTCAACACACTGGTTCCGACACCGTTGAGGCCGCTTCCCAAAAGCAGGTCCGCCTCTCCTACAACCACCCCGTGAAGGAGCTTGTGTGGTGCTTCGCCGACGGCAGCGACAGGCAAGGTCTCTGGAACTTCTCCAACGCGGCCGCTGACACTATCGTCCTTGAGTCCGACCCCACCTCTGTTGCTGAGGAGTCCAACTGCTACGTGCCCATCTCCGACCTTGGCACCCCCCTCTTCTCCGCGGCTCTCTCCTCGAAGCTTTTCACCGAGGAGGCTGTCGGTGCCCTTGATACCTTCAAGCTCGTCCTTAACGGTCAGGACCGCTTCAAGGAACAGGAGGGTAAGTACTTCAACCAGGTTCAGGCGTACAACCATCACTCCGGTAACCCCTGCCCCGGTGTGTACTCCTATTCTTTCGCCCTCAAGCCCGAGGAGCACCAGCCTACCGGTACTTGCAACTTCTCCCGCATTGATAATGCCCAGGTTGCTGTCAAGACTACCGCCGCTTCTCCCACCACCATGCACATGTTCGCCACTAACTACAACGTCCTCAGGATCCAATCCGGTATGGGCGGTCTGGCCTTCTCCAACTAAATACTCATACGTAGTATTTTAATAAAATAGCATAAAAATTCATATTTTAAGATACCCAAATACCTTAAAATGTGATAAAGAATACTACCATTTTGATAGTAGTACCATGATAGTTGTCCCAAAGTGTATGTACATTATTGCACGACGTCGTACCTATCGACAACGGAAAAAGGTTGAGAAAAAACCATGTATGAAGAACCCAGATGCACTTTCATGTGCGATCCGTCATAGAAGGTGCTTAGAGTGTCCGTATAATAACTTTTTCAGACCCGATAGACCCATCAAGAATGACCCTCCATGAAGAATATGGCATCGTCTAACGATGAGTACGATGGAGATGGAGTGGATATGGGAGTTTTGTAGCCCTTTTCATTTATAATTTTAGAGGCCGTTTCCTCATTGATTAGTTTTTTAATTCTATTTCTTTCATCGTTGAGTTCAATAATTCTTTTTGCACTATGTGTGAACGAATGGTTGTATAAACCTTTGTGATTTAAAAGTCTCAACATCTCCCTAAAGTCCCAAATTCCACGATTGATATCTTTTAATTCTCCTTTGTGTGATGTATCAAACTCTAACTCACACAAAAGGTTATATTCATTTTTTATATTTACGAGACTTTCTTTCCCGTCTATCATTTCAATTTTCAATTCGAGAATGGTAATTTTATCTATTAGATCACCGTTTGATATTTCAACTTTCATTAAAGAAATGACGTATTTAAACTTTATATATGATCAAGCGACTTCTCGACCTTTTTATAAAAGTGGATAAACCCATGTTGGGTCGATGGGCACCCAAAACATGTCATGAACTCACGACCTCTATAAATTCCGTGTATCAAAATAGGGACCACTGTGGCGACGTTATATGCAAAACCCCAAAGAAAGCTTCTGAATATAAAGATAAGCGCGATAAGTAACTATGTATGATATTTACACCGATGGGAGCAGTTTGGGAAATCCTGGACCTTCTGGCTGGGGTGTGGTCAGTGATAGTTTTAAGCTTAGTGCTGGACAACCTAATTCAACAAATAATCGGATGGAGATGACAGCTATTTTGAGAGCTCTTCAAGAGTGTGTGAAGAGAGATATTCAAGAAGTCCGTATAT